AGAGAGAAGGGAAGAAGCAGCCCCTCCTAAAGCACTTGCCGCAATTGCACTTGGAACATCTTCCATTATTGGACTTTTAATATTTTCTTGATTTTCTGTTAAGGTTTTTTTAGTATCATACTTCATTAGAAGTAACGCTCTCAATAATTCTTCCTTACCTTCGTTTAACTTATGTTGTTTCATTTTAAAATGTTTTTTTTGATTAATCTAAATATAAATATCATCGTTTATAATAAAGTATTTGCCTTACCTCTATTAACTTTAACTATCTCGGCCCATTTAGTATTACCTATTTGATTTGCAGGACCAGTTCTTGCTACACCTGAGTCCCATTTGGTTACTGTTGGGTAATTTTCGCCGGCACCTCCACCACTACTTGGTGCTGCCGCGGCGGCGTCTTGTTCCCCAAGTTCACCCTCGTTTCCTGTTGGAGTATACTCCTTCATTAAAGAAATTATGTAATTAATATCATTTATCATAGCAATAAATATTTTTTATTTCAAAAAAGATACTTATATTTGTAGAATAATAAATTATAACTATGAAAAAACTAATATTAATATCCTTATGTGTGGCGTTTTTAACGTCTTGTGAAAAATATTCTGAACCATCTTCATTAAGTTTAAGTGGTGAATATATTGTCGATAGAATAACATTTTCTAAAGTTGAGAACTCAAGTACGCCTGGAGACACAACTTATCAACCAGGAAGTGTGTATATCAACCCTAACGATGTCTTCCCTATCGATAGTATAAGTGTGGGATTTACAAAATGGCATTTGGATTATAGTGTAATTTCATTTTGTCCAACATCTTTACCATCAGGTCAGGTTATTTGGGGTAAACAATACTTCTATAAAGTGATTGGTCATAATTCAATAAATGACTTAGGATATATCCAATTTAATGTTAATTCAAGTTCAAGAACTTTTAAGATTATTAGTGATGGATTTGAAAGTCTAACATTACGTACAACAGGTTTATGGCCAAGTGGTAGTTCTGGTGGTAATCAGTCTATTACATTATACTTAACAAGAGTTGGCCCTTAAAATAACTCTGAATTGGGTAGTTTGTCAGGGTATATTAGATAATATTCATTTAAGAACGAAATGATTTCATCGTCGTCAACAAATATTTCATCGTCGTCATATTCATCATCATCGTCATCTTCATCAAGTAATCCCCTATAATTATCCTTTGCGTCTGAAACAAAGTCATAACCAAAATCGCTTATTTCGTCAAAGTTAATCTTATCTTCTCTAATTTCATCGTCACTATCTAAAGTGGTTCTAAATGTAACTTCAAGGGTTTTTGAAGCATCATTTAAGTAGTAAGTAATTAATTCCGTAATTTCCATGTCTTAGTAATTTAAAATAATCTAATTAACCCTAAGAAATATCTTAAAGTAGCCAAAAGTTATATTAAAGATTTTTAAATCTTCTAAACATGTCTAATGATTTATTAACTTGTTCTTGTATGTTGTTACTCATTTCTTCGTCCTCTAACCCTAATAAACCTGCAATATCAATATCACTAAATTCAGGTGTTTCTTCATCACCATAGTATGGGTTATACATACTTAAATCTTTGTATTCGTCCTCATCTTTTTCTTCATTATCAAATGAATCTGTCATTCCAGAACCTTCACACCATTCACAAACTTCATCTGAAAATTCATCGTGACCTTCACCACTACAATGAGGACATTTAACAAATCTTTCATTTTCTTCATCTTCATGACTAAAAGTTCCATGTTCTAAATCATCATCACCATCACCAATCATATCTAATTGTTCTCCAACACTAACCATGTAAGATTCTTCTTCTTCACTTTCAAGGATACTTTCGTTGATACCTACATTTTTATAGTTAGTTACAACACCTTTGTTATTTAATGTTATACCATTTTTATCATTCGCAAAGTCTTGAGTATATAATGGTTGTTCATTTTGTTTGGAGTAGTTAGTAACATATCCATCATAGATATGTTTATGTTGGTCAAGAATATTAGTTCTTTCCTCATTTGTCATTTTAAAAAAATATTGGTTCATAATAATTTGTTTTAACTATAAATATATTGATTTGATGAAATATTTTCCATATCCTTAAACTATGAAAGTAGATATAGACGAATACGCTGAAGGGGCAATCCTATTAGATAATTTAGAAGAAGCAATTATTGGTATTGTCGAGGAATTTGGTAATGGTCGACGAATACTTTATTCTAAATCTAAGATTTTATCTATATTACAAATTAGAGATGGAATGACCGAACAAGAGTCCGAAGAATTCTACGATTACAATATTTTAGGTTTATATGCCGGAGAACAAAACGCAGTGTTTTTAGACTTAAAAGTTACTCCGGTTAAAACTGACGATATTTGGGACTTTATTTTAGAATAAATTAAAGTAAAGTTCAACCACTTTGGTTGCGTATCTTGGAATGTATCTATTAATATTTTCAAGACTTTCTTCTTTTCCTTGAGCGTTTAATGCCTTAATAGTTCCATTAATCATTTCTGATTGAGCCTGATTGGCACCTTCTAATACCTTTTCAACCAGTTCTTCATCGATATCTTTATATTCAAACTCATGTTTAACTCTATCCTTACCCATATATAGAAATGGTGACGCTCCAAACATATTAGTAATTCCCGATTCTCTAACATCCAATAAATAACTTTTTAAAAACCTCATATTGAAGTGTTTAAAAATATCAATGTTTTTAAGAAACACTTTATTTTGGGCATCAATTTCAGTTATACTTTTTTTAGTAATTACTCTCTCTTCAATTGATTTTGTTTTTTTTTCTTTAGGTATATCCCATAAGTCGGCACTTGATATTAAGGCCAATTTACTACCACCATCCCAAGATACATTATATTGGTCATCACCAAACACTTTTGATACAGATGTTACAGTTCCCTGTTCTCCAGGTGAAACGGACATTTCTCCGTCCATATGAAGTAATACTACTCTATCACCAATATTTAATTTAGGATTAATCATTTTTTTACAATTGTTATAACAATAAATATAATCAAAGTATTTATTAACGTATGAGTGTTACCATTTTAATTACAGAAGAACAAAAAAGAAGATTATTATCTGAAGAATCAGGTAATAAATTTAGCGATGTTATTAAACAAAACTACGAATTTATTAGAAAAATTGTGAAAGATTCTTCAGAACAAATTGGTATTAATTTAGAATTCCTAATTACGTGGGGGGCATCTATTGGAGGATTTGTTGGTCCGTTGGAAGATTATTTATCCGGTAGACATCCTGAATTATCTGACCTTGACATTAGTTTAATTTTAATGGGGGTTATTTCGTCGTATTACATTGATAATAAAACATTTGTTAGTAAGATATATGACAAAATAAAAGAAGAAGGTTTAATTAAACCCTTTAAAACCGTCCTCAAAAAAAGTGAAGAATTAAAGGAAGTTTTTTTAGATTTTATCGGTAGTTTAGGTGTTACACTTCATAAAGTAACCAACATCATGAGTTACACTTTTATTATTCCATTAATCCCGATGTTATATAATTTAGCTAAAGGTGACCCAAATTCTGTAGAACCTCTACATATTGCACAAAGATTGGCCGGATTTGGTTTATTAACCATTTCAGGAATTATCTTAAAAGAATTAATCAACAAAATGATTAAACGATTCCGAAGTAAAGATTAAGATTTTTTATATTTCAACAACTCTTGAATCACAATTTCTTGGTCTTCTTTATTTAAGTTGTGAATATCCTCATGAGTTTTGAACCAATTTCTAACAACCGATTCAAACGGAATTCTACGTAATTTTGAAAGTCTTTTAAACCCGGCAACTTGAGCGGGAATTTCATGTGATTGTAAATAATATTTTAAAGAATCTTCTACTTCGTCTTGTTCGTCATCAAATTCTCCTCGATATCCTTGTAATGAATGTTCTAATTCATGAGCAATAACTTCATTTAATTCACCAATAATTTCATATAATGATTTAGTTAAATCTGACGGATTATAAATAACCATAATCTCAATAACATCGTCTTCGTTAGAATAGGATGCGTTTAATTTATATCCATTAATAGTATCATCGTGTTCAATAAATAAGTCGACCGAAAATTCTACAGGAAATCTATTAAAGTGATACCCGGTACCATATTCGTTATCAGGTAAGGTATATTCACCCTCTTCATTAGTCTTTAAAACTTTAACGATGTCTTTAACAACATTTCTTATTGCTTCTCTCGTCATTTTTTGTTCTTGTATTGGTTCTTTTTCAGGTAATTCTATATTAACATTTCCAATGTAAATTCGAATATCGGGGTCAAAGTTAATCAAAATATTCTTAATATCAGCCATTATTTCATTTTTAAAATAGAATAAATTATCATCTAGCATCGCCTTCCAAAATACTTGGTCGTTTGACTTTTGGTCATGAAATAAAAGTTGACTTAACTTATCTCTAAAGTTAAATAAGGTTAAAGATATGTTCAAATAGTCATAGTATTCTCCAACACTAATCATTTGTTTATACCCTATGATTTTAATTTTATAATCTAAATCCACCATTGTTCGGGTGTTATAAATCATAAGTCCCTTATAATTGAAGGTCTTATTTTCTAAAAATGTATTAAGTCTATTAATTTCTTTGTCAGTTAACATAATTATAAATACTCTTAATTGTCTTTAACGATTATTTTTCCTATATTTTAGTTATGAATAAGAAATTTGATTTTAAAGATATTACATTAGTCCCAGAGACTATTTCATCAATTAATAGTCGGTCACAAATCGACATTTTTACAACTAACTATAAACTACCAATTTTTGTATCACCAATGGACACTGTGGTCGATTCAGATAATTATGAGACATTTCTTGAAGAAAAATTAGAAGTATGTTTACCTAGATTCGTATATGTCGGTAACACATTTTCATCAATTTCATTAGATGAATTTGAAAAGATTCTTGAGTGGTATGGTGATGATGAATTAGAAGAAGATATTAATATCCTTATAGATATTGCAAATGGTCATATGGTAAAGTTATATGACCTATGTAAACAATTTTGTGAAATTAGAACTAACCCGAATCACCGAATTATCGTCGGTAATATAGCAAACCCAAAAACTTATGAAAAGTTCGCTGAAATAGGTGTAGATTTTATTCGTGTAGGTATCGGTGGTGGTAGTGGTTGTTTAACTTCAGCAAATACCGGAGTCCATTATCCAATGGCATCATTAATTAATGAGTGTTATCAAATTAAGAAAAATGGTAACTATACTACTAAAATAATTGCCGATGGTGGTTTTAGAAATTATGATGATATTATAAAAGCGTTAGCACTTGGTGCCGATTATGTAATGTTAGGCGGTGTCTTAAATAAAACTCTTGAGTCTTGTTCTCCAACTAAATTATTTAAATATATTACATTATCCAACAAACAATCCGTTTACATTTGGAATACCTTCCCAAAACTTAGAAAATATTTCTATAAAGAGTTCAGAGGGATGAGTACTAAAGAAGTTCAAAGAAAGTGGGGAAAAAAGAAATTAACTACGTCTGAAGGGATTGTTAAGTATAATAAAGTCGAATATACTTTAGAGTCGTGGGTTGATAATTTTAAGGATTATTTAAAGTCCGCCATGTCTTACACCAACTCAAAAACTCTTGAGGAGTTTAAAGAATCCGAATTTATTTTTATTACCGAAAATTCTTTAAAAAGATTTAATAAATAATCACTATATTTAATGTTGTGAAACGTTATCCTAAAATAATATCCGATATGTATGTTAAGGTTTATTTAATGTCAATTAAAGTGACAGAAATTATTAGAATTTTCTACAATTAACTATCCATAATCAATAAAAATCCTTATATTTGTATCATGAAAAAATCACTTTACATAATTAGAGGAATACCTGGTTCAGGGAAATCAACATTTGCTAAGTCGTTGGTGGGAAATAAAGATTATTGTCATAAAGAAGCTGATATGTTTTTTATTGACGAGAACGGTAATTATAATTTTAACCCATCAAATTTAAAAGAAGCCCACAAATGGTGTCAAGAAGAAATAGAATTTTTAATGAGATTAGGTCATACATCTGTTGTGGTATCAAATACATTCACCCAAGAATGGGAAATGGAACCATATATTAAATTATCGGAAAAATATGATTATACGGTATTCTCAGTTATCGTTGAAAACAGACATGGTGGTGTTAATTCCCATGACGTACCTGAAGATAAACTTGAAATAATGAAAAATCGTTTTGAAATAAAATTATAAACCTATGAAAAAATTACCAACCATTCTTACCCTAATACTTTTAGTATCAAGATTATTCATTATCTATAAATTAATTAGTTTATTATATTTAACACAACAAAACCCGATTGAATATCCTATGGATAAATTAACTTGGTGGAGTTGTTTATTGGTATTTGATATTTGGTTACAGACCGTATTACCATCAATCGATAACGATGACGAGTCTTAAAATTCTTATTTGTCACAAATATCATGTATTTCAAATAATTCGAGATACATGAATATTTATAAATAAAGAAATTTCAAAATGAAAAAAGTTATAATAGATGAACAAAAACTTCGTAAAATAATTAGAGAACATATTTTAGAAGAACAACGTATCGAACCTAAAACTGGTGGCGAACAAAAACAAAGATGTGTACCCGAGAACGTTATCCCATTAGACCACATTGTTGGTCCTTCTGAAAACTTTAAAAATTACACATCAAGTCTTTATAAAAGAGATGGTGGTATTAACGGAATGGTCGATACTTTAGATATGTTAAAAACTCTAAGACTTCATGATGTGAATGATGGTGGTGAACATTTATCATATAATTTAATGAATCATCTTAATGGTTTTAGAAATAAAAACTACCATGATGAAACGAATAACGAATGTATTAAGGCTATGGATAAAGTAATCGAGTTATATAGAGAGAACGAGCATGGAGAAGAATTAGTTAAAGATATCGAAAAAATATTAAAACATTCAGGCCCAACACCAAGAGCTAAAGAATATTTGAAGAGATGTTTAACATTAGTTAAAGAAAAATAATCCTCGAAAGAGGACTTTTAGGACCGTTATCGTTATGGTAACACAATTAAGGGGAAGTTCGCTACTACCCCTTTTTTTATGCAGTTAAGAATTATAGTGATAAACCAAAAAATGTAAATATTTATTAATAAAAAACATTATGAAAAAAATTATTGATTGGATTTCAGGATTATTTAAAGATGAATCAGGTATGCCATCATCAAAGAGATTTGTTGGTATTATGGCCGGATTATCTTTATGTGTTACATTATATGTAAATAGTTACACTCATGGAGACATTAAACCATCAGACACATTAGTTAATGCGGTTGCGTTACTAGCGTTCGGTTGTCTTGGTTTATCATCTGTTGATAAATTTACCGCACTGAAGAAAGATATTAAAGACGCAAATAAAGAAGAGTAAATTTATTTTAAGAACTTAATAATCTTTTCCTTAATTCCTGATTGTTTAATCCCCTCACTACTACGAGGAGTGTGAACAAAGTTATCTAAACCCCATATAAGGTTACCACTAATTGGTCCGTAATGTTTACTCATATCTAAATCATCGACCGCAACCCAATGAGTTACTTCAGGATGTTCTTTTAACCAATCTTTTATCTCATAACTTCGAGTTTCGTTTGGTTCTGGATAGTTACTTGAAAAACTTGAGGTATTAAAAGTTAATGATGTTGTATAATCAATTGGTAATTTTTTAACCCCTCGTATTTTATATAATTCTTGCATTTGTTCCAACGTGGCATGGAATCTCCAATCAGAAGAAATCACAATTTCACAATTAGTCTCTTCAATGATTTGATTTAAAACTTTAATTGCTTTATCGTTAAAACGGTCAAATGCGGAATCTAACCCTTCTTTGTTTTTAAAACGAGAACCCCACTCTGTCGATAAACAAATTACTCCATCGTGGTCTAAAAATATTACTTTCATAATACAAATATAATAAAAAATCCCGACTTTACAATCGGGATTTTAATTTATTTAGCTATTAACCTCTTCAAATTCAACATCTGAACCATTAAACTCGGTTTCACCTGTTTGGTTATTAACCTGTTCGTATAAATCCTGTGAAATTTTTTGAAAACTTAAATTTACTTCGTCGACTAACGATTTACATAATTCAACATCTTTTTTACTGTGAGCATCTTTTAATTTATCAAGAATAGATGTTATATTTAATTTTTGTTCTTCAGAAATTTTACCATCTAAATCAGTTAATGATTTTTCAATGTTAAAAATAGTACTATCCGCAATATTAATTGAATCAACATCTTCTTTTACCTTTTTATCAGATTCAGCGTTCATTTCCGCTTCCTGTTTCATTTTTTCAATCTCTTCTTTAGATAATCCTGATGAGGATTCAATTCTAATTGATTGTTGTTTGTTAGTTGCCTTATCCATTGCTGATACATTAATAATACCATTAGCGTCAATGTCAAAAGTAACTTCAACTTGAGGAATACCTCTCATTGCTGGTGGTAACCCATCTAAATGGAATTTACCAATAGTACGGTTATCTCTCGCCATACTTCGTTCTCCTTGAAGGACATGTATTTCCACAGTTGGTTGATTATCCGCTGCCGTAGAGAACACCTGTGACTTCTTAGTAGGAATTGTAGTATTCGATTCAATTAGTTTTGTAAACACACCGCCCATAGTTTCGATACCAAGTGATAATGGTGTTACATCTAATAATAAAACGTCTTTCACATCACCTGCTAACACACCCCCTTGAATTGCCGCCCCAAGAGCAACAACTTCATCAGGATTAACACCTTTTGATGGTTCTTTACCAAAAAACTTCTTAACCGCATCTTGGATAGCAGGAATACGAGTAGTTCCCCCAACTAAAATAATCTCATCGATGTCCTCAACTTTTAATCCCGCGTTCTTCAAAGCCGATTTACAAGGAGCAATTGTTCTGTCAACAAGACCGTCTATTAATTTCTCAAAATTAGATTTAGTTAAGGTTTTAACTAAATGTTTTGGGATACCATCTACCGGCATAATATACGGTAAGTTAATCTCACTTGAACTTGTCGATGATAATTCAATTTTAGCTTTCTCAGCAGCCTCACGTAATCTTTGTAACGCCATCGAATCTTTAGATAAATCAAGACCATATTCATTTTTAAATTCGGTAACTAACCAATCAATGATTACTTGGTCAAAATCATCACCACCAAGATGAGTATCCCCATCCGTTGATAATACTTCGAATACACCATCTCCAAGGTCTAATACCGACACATCATGAGTTCCACCACCGCAGTCAAACACGACAATCTTCATTTCTTTCGACATTTTATCAAGACCGTAAGCCAACGCTGCGGCAGTTGGTTCGTTGATAATACGTCTAACAGTTAAACCCGCAATTTCGCCAGCTTCTTTAGTTGCTTGACGTTGAGCGTCATTAAAATAAGCAGGAACGGTAATAACCGCTTCAGTAACTTCAACCCCTAAATAATCTTCAGCAGTTTGTTTCATCTTTTGAAGAATCATTGCAGAAATTTCTTGAGGTGAATACATTCTATCTTCGATAGAAACTCTTGGTGTGTTACCATCACCTTTTACTAATTTATACGGAACCCTATTTACTTCACCTTTACTTTCGTCAAAGGTTGAACCCATAAATCGTTTAATTGAATAAATTGTTTTATCCGGGTTTGTAACCGATTGTCTTTTCGCAGGGTCTCCGATTTTTCTTTCACCACCATTAATGAATCCAACAATTGAAGGGGTGGTTCTCTTTCCTTCACTGTTCGCAATTATGACAGGTTCGTTTCCTTCCATGACCGCCACGCATGAATTTGTTGTACCTAAGTCAATACCAATAATTTTTCCCATGTGTTTTAATTTTTTTGTAATAATAATTTAATTTTCTTATGGAGTCAAGTCCGTAAGAATATGTTAAATTTTATGCCAAATGAAAATAACTGACAAAATGTCATTATTATTTAAATTAGACTGACAAAATAAATTAAATAGGGGATAAAGAATATAAACGGTTGAAATTTCGTTTCATTTTTTTACCGGCATTATTGATTCTTGGTTGGAAAGCTTTCATTAAATCTAAAATATGTTTTGACTTTTCAACACGTCTGTTTGGTGCGGAGTCGAAAGCGGCAGAATATTCCATATAATCACGTTTAAACCAATTAAATAGGTTTTTCATAGTGGTAACCATAGAATCAGGATTGTGTTTTTCAATAGTTTCAATAAGACGGTCAAACATAACGTCAGCATTAAAGTTTTCCATTATATCAGCCGCTTTATAATATCTATGTTCTTTAAATTTTTCAAATGGCATTCGTAACCTAACACTATACATTTCTTGAACCATGGCTCTCATTTCATATGGTTCTGAAAAATATAACATTGTTGTAAATTCTTTCCATACATTATAAATGTCTACCGGGACATTATAATTTTTGTTACCTGAATAAACTAATGTCGTATTAATACCTGGAGCTCCTTTTAAATATCTTTGATAAAATTCTAACATATGATTAGACTCATGTGATATTGTATCTAATAAATCATTTAATAAATCGTCAATAGACTCTTCATTAAAATCTTGTCTAATGTCTATAGTAAAATCAAATTTAGCATTTAAAGTATCATCAAGTTGAGATAATATATATTTCGGTAATTCCTTACTAGGTCTCTTAATAAATGAATAATCTTCAGAAGATGATTCTATCTGTTCCGCACCACCCCCCGTCGCAAATTCAGAACGCATTCCACTCTTAACCGTTAAATCCAAATCAATTCTAATTTCCTCAATAGGGAATTCAAGATAACTTTCAATGTCTTTTTTCCACACATTTGATAAGTCTTTAATCCCAATCACCACTTTTTCTTTACCATTTCGTTTGTTTTTCACTAAACCAATAACGATGGGTATTAATTTTCTATAGATGGTATTAGCATAATCAATAGATGCTCTTGACACACCCATATCTTCATTAATAAGTTTCTTATATTGAGATTCGTTAACAATAACATTCATGTTTATAAATATAATGTTTATTTAAATTATTGATATTGTTATTCAGTTTGATAATTATTTAAAAATTAACTAATTTTGTTTTATGTCTAAAAAAATAAATCCAAATGATGTTGAACACAGAAAGTGGGAACAAGTTTATGAGGATGAATATACTATCTCTACATGGAGATTTAATAGTAAGATAAGTCTAATTAACCCTTATGAAGTCGAGACTAAATATAAAAACGAAAAAATAGTTTTAAATAAACAAAAAACAAAAAACTAATATCTTTTGAATCATATTTATTGGTAAACAATATTATGTATAAAATCGGCTCAACAGGAGATGTTGTCAAACAAATCCAACAAAAATTAGGAATTACCTCTGACGGTAATTTTGGACCTGGTACAGAAAAATCGGTTAAAGAATGGCAAACCAAAAATGGTTTAACTCCCGATGGTGTCGTAGGGCCCTCAACATTAGAAAAAATGGGAATCACTTCAGTAATTAAAGAAGACGTGATTATTCCAATAGGAGGTCCATTTAATCTTGAGAAATTAAAGGGTCATATTCCCGATTCAGTAATATCTCAAATTCCTGAGACTGCATCTAAATTCAATATAACAAGTAATTTAAGATTAGCCCATTTCTTGGCACAGTGTAGTCACGAATCAGGAGGGTTTAAAGCGGTAAGTGAAAATTTAAATTATTCATCAGATGGATTAAAGAAAATTTTTGGTAGATACTTTCCAGGTAATCTTTCAGAGTCTTACGCAAAACAACCTGAAAAAATAGCTTCAAGAGTTTATGGTAGTAGAATGGGTAATGGTGACGAAACAACAAAAGAAGGCTATAAATTTCGTGGCCGCGGATATATCCAATTAACCGGAAAATCAAATTATACTAAGTTCGCTAAATTTATTGGTGAAGATACCGTTGCAAACCCTGATTTAGTTTCGACAAAATATCCATTAGCATCAGCGGCGTTTTTCTTCGATTCAAATAAACTTTGGTCAATATGTGATAAAGGTTCCGATGTTACCACAGTAACATCAGTAACCAAACGAGTAAATGGTGGTACTTTAGGTTTAGACGATAGAATTAAACACTTTAACGAATTTTATAAATTATTATCATAACAACAAAAACCCCCAATTAAGGGGGTTTTTTATTTTATAGAAAAACTAATTCGTTAGTCTTAGGGTCCCAATCAACTGACAATGGTTTATTGTCATAGTAGTATTGTTCATTAAGAACTGATGCGTTAATGAAATGAGTATCACCATCGAACACATAACCATACGCTGAATGAATATGACCACAAACATGAATTTTAGGTTTAACCACTTTAATTCTGTTAGTAAGTAACTCACAACCTAAATTAGTTGTTTGACCAACTATCTTATCAACATAACCCCAAGCAGGTCCATGAGTAATTAAAATATCGGTATTTATTGGAATTAAATCCCATTTATGTTTAAGTTCTTCCCCCATTTTTGGTAAGTTGAAGGCCCAATTATAAAATTCAGGTTGCCATGGAGCCCCATAAATCTTAACCATGTCGTCGTAATTTTTACCAATCATCAATAAATCATCCTGTAAATAGTCAATCCATTTATATAACTTAATTATCTCCTTAGATTCTTTAGGGTTATTTTGAAATCCCCAATCATGGTTTCCCGCAATAAAAACTTTATTCTTATAACCATCTAAACTATCAAACCATCGACAAAAATTATCGATTTCGTGTTTATACCCCATAGTTGAGATATCTCCAGCATGAATTAATAAGTCACCACCATCTAAATCTTTTGTGATTTGGTGATGTTTTGAGTGTGTATCAGATATAAATGTAATTTTCATATTACAAAGATAATAATAATTTAGTAATTTTCAATTTTAATTTTATAAAAAAGTTATTAATCCCACCAAGTTTTTATTCCTGAACCGTTAAACCATTCATTCCAAAGGTTGTCGTTTCTAATTTCTTTTAACTCATCCTCTTCATGTAACTTAATATATTCCTTATGGTCTTGTCCTTTTAAAATAGACCAAAGTTCAATCCATTCAAGTTCTTCAATCTCATCAGACCTTTCATATACTTTACGATTGTGTTTTTTTTCTTCATCACTTTCACTATCAACTAAACGAGAAAACCCTGGTTTATCCGGAATATCTTCAAACTCAAAATCATGAAGAATAGTTTCACCTAATTCTGATTCAGCCATTTCAATATAATTACTATCATTATAATTTTTAATTAATTGAATCGCTCTACGCATCGCGGCAACTTTCTTCATTCTTGGCTCCTCAACCTCAAGTCCACGTTTTTCTAAATTGTCCGACATATTAGTTAAAGATACTTCCATAAATTGTAACATTGAATGATGGTCCCACCAATAATGATTGGTTAACGGTTTTCTAAACCTCCAAACATTCTTAATAAATCTTGGTGTGGTATATCTAAAAAACTCAAATATCTTATACCACCAAGTGTTATGTCGTCTAATTGTTTTAAGACTGTTCCAAAATGTATCCGCAAATCCTACTTCCATAATCTAATTTTTTACAAATATAGGTATTTTTTTTATAAAAAACCATCTATATTTATTAATATACAATTTAATTTTTTACATATGAAAAAAATATTATTAATAACCGTTTTAACCCTTATACATCACATAGTAATGTCGTGTCATGGGATGCCATTAGTTAACTACAATTATGTAGTTGGTTCTGCAGGTGTAACAATTAATGCGAGTTCAAACGCATCGACTTGTGGTTGTGGTCCTTACTACTTAGAAGTAGAGATAAAATGTACTAATACTTTATCAGGACTAATGCCTTCATGTTCTGGTATTGGATGGAATACTTATCCCTTTTATCGGTCGTTATTAAATATACCAGGTTATGGTCCACCATCTTGGTTTGATAACTGTATTTTAGAACCTTACATTCCAATCTTTATTCCATTTTCTTCTTTATGCCCAGGACAAGTTTACTACTTTAGAGCAAGAGAAAATGTGTGTGGAATATCAGGAGGACCTCCTGGAGCTTGGACGGCAATTAATTCATTTACAGTTCCAGGTGCTCCGTTACCATTTACAGGTTCAATAACAACTTCTACTACAACAGTATGTTTAGGAGGCTCAGTCGTCTTAACGGCTAATCCTGGTGGTGGTTGTGGAACTGTAGCTCCTGGAACTTTAAACACATATGACTGGCTTCATATACCTGGTACTAGTAATCCACAAACTATAGTTGTAACACCTACTGTAAGTACTACTTATACTTGTATTATAGGTAATGGTTGTGGACAATCAGCAACGTTAACTGCCTTTATATCAGTTGGTGGTACTTTACCTATTACACCCCTTATAATAAATCCTTTATGTTTTGGTAACTTTGGTACAGTGATACTTCCACCTAGTTATTCGTCATATATTTGGTCCGCCAATTCAAGCTCAACAAACACGGCTACGTATTTAGCCGGAGTATATAGTGTCTCAGCTACAATAGGTAGCTGTACTTCAACGGGTACATTCGCTTTAATAAATCCACCTCAATTAACATTAACACCAACTGCGTCACCAACTACCGTTTGTTATAATGGTATTAGTACACTGAATGCCAATGCAATTGGTGGAATCCCACCATACACTTACGCTTGGCCCCCAACATCAATGACGACAAGTTCATTCATGGTTCAACCAATTAGTGGAACTCTTTATTCTGTGGGTGTCCAAGATGTTAATGGATGTTTATCAACATCATCAGTTAGTGTAAGTGTATTACCTCCTTTACAAACGACATATAGTCCAACATTTGGTGATATCTGTGTAGGCGGAACAACAACATTTACCGCAAACGGTTTATTTGGGAATGGTGGTCCATACACATATACTTGGAATCCTGTTGGAGTTACAACAAATACTCTATCAGTATCACCAACAGTAACAACCACTTACACTTTAATAACCTCTGACGGATGTTCACCTAACGATACAAATTATGTAAATGTTATTATAAACAATCCTCCAATACCTACTTACACTGTATCATCACTATCCGGTTGTGAAGAATTAAATGTGGAATTCACTAGTACAACATTAGGATTTGTGGATTGTGTATGGAACTTTATGGGGGTTTCAACAAATAGTTGTTATGTAAATTACTCATTACCCTCAGGTACTTATACCGCTCAATTAACCACAATTGGTTACAATGGATGTATTGGTGTTTCACCTGTATTAACCGTAACCGTATTTCCAAAACCAATTGCTTATTTTGATTATACACCAGAAGAACCGAATATATTAATGAGTGACGTTAGTTTCACTGATAAGTCAACAATAGGACTACCTATCACAAATTGGTTTTGGGATTTTGGTGATAACTATTCTAGTACCGCTAACGATACTGCAAATACTCAAAACGCAAGTCATACATACAATAACTCAGGAATTTATGATGTAAAATTAATTGTTACTAACAGTTTTGGATGTGTCGATTCAATTACCAAATTAGTTAAAATTGATGATGACTGTGTAGTTTACATTCCAAATGTTTTTACCCCAACTAAAATAGGTAATAATGATGTGTTTAAAATAAGTGGTGTTGGGTTCCAAACTGAAGGATTTAATATGTTTATATATGACAGATGGGGTGATTTAATATATCAAACGACCGATGTCTATAAAGGGTGGGACGGAACAAGTAATGGTTTGTTAATGAAGTCAGCGACTTATGCTTATAAAATAAGAGTTAAAGACAATAGAAATAAAATGAGAACTTATATTGGTCATATAACTATATTATAATTAATTATAATTAATTAACAAATGACCATTTTTTCTAACATCTAAAAACTTAGACTTAACAAGTCTATAGAATCCATTTGTGAACTGTAATCGTCTTTCGTCAGAAATTTCATCAACCCACTTACTAAGAAACCTACTAAATAATTTTTCAGAAACCTCAATTTGAGGTTCTGTTAAACAAGATTCTAAGACCTTTATTGTCCAAGTATAATCATTTTGAATTTTAATAAATTCCATATCTTATTTTTTAAATGTTTGATTTATTTTTGTAATGTCGGACATTAACTTATTAATATCTAAGGTGTTGTTTGTCAGTTTCCCTCCGTCTTTAGGAAACATATTTTTCATATTTGAGATTGAGTTAAACATTTGTTTACCAAATTTCTTCCACCAAAAATATAACATAAGGGTGATAGATAATAGAACTATAACTAATAAAGTTAAGATGATATTTAAAAACATACTTTTAAGATTTAAATTAATGATAGTAAAAAATACCAATACATCAATTGGGTACGATTAAATCTAAGAACTTTTTTCTCTTGCTTAGTTATAATAAATCTTCCCATACCAGTAAATACATCTATACTTATAAAGATATGAGAAATTGTTTAACAATCCTATTAAATATTGTCTTTCAAAAAGATTTAGAACTACTTTACGGTAAAGGTACTTTAGTTGAAGTTAACGATTTCAAATACTGCACAACAACAAAAAATTACACGGTAGATTGTACACTAAAGTTAACGGACATAACTTTATTTGAAGAAACTAATATTGAGGGATTACAATTTTTAGTTGAGGAGTCTTTAAAATACACAGGGTTAGAGAAAACTAATGTTACTCTAATAACTTCATATGATTTATTAGAAACACCAAAATAACATTTGATTATCTTTTTTTTTATTCTTATGTTTATTTAAAATTATATAAAGATGAAAAAAATCGAGAACGGTAACACCGTAACAGTTAACTACACAGGTAGATTAGAAGATGGGTCAACATTTGATTCTTCATTAATGGAAGGTCGTGAACCATTAACCGCAGTTTTAGGCGAAGGCAAACTAATCAAAGGTTTTGAAATGGGTTTACTTGAAATGTCTGAAGGTGAGAAAAAAACAGTTGAAATTGAATCTGAGGACGCGTATGGTCAATACCGAGAGGAATTGATTACAGAAATACCTAAAAGTCAAGTTCCTGAAGGAGTTCAAGTTGGTGAAACATTACAAGGAATGAGTCCTCAAGGTCCGGTAATCATTAAAATTCTTGAGGTTACTGAAGAATTAGTTAAAATTGATGCAAATCATCCATTGGCCGGTAAGAAATTAATATTTGATTTAGAAGTTGTTAGTATCTCTTAAGTGAGATATTAACTAATTTTAAAATTCACAAAGATTTATCAATACGATTTAATTTGTGTAAATAAAATATTTTACTTACATTTGTATAAACAATTAAACTAAAAATTATGAACAAAATCGAAATGAAAACTATTGCGGAAAACGCTAAAAAAATCTTAAAGAGTGTAACAGTCTATTCGATTATTGGATTATCTTGTATTGCATCTTTCTTTGTAGGTTATTATTACAATAAGATGAATAATAAGACTCCTGAAGTGAAAACTGTTGTATCCAAGATTAAAAAACAAGATGTTAATTTAGCCATTGACCAAAACAACAACTTAATCATTATTGATGTTAAATCAGGTGATTACACAATCTATGAGGATTCAATAGGAAATACAATTTTCTCATTGTACGCAAAAAACGTGTGGGGACAACACACTCAAGTTACTAACCCTTAAAACCTAAACCAATGAATACTCAAAAATTATTATTAGTTGTATTATTTTCAATTGCAGGATTAGTTCTACTATGTTCTCTTGAATTAAAAAAAGAAATATCACATAATTCATTTGGGAAAATTGATTTTGGTCATGGTAGTGATGTTGATAAACCCTCATCAATTTTGATGTATGAAAACTTGGAAAAGTATTCCGATGAATACGATATACCAAAACACATCATTTATAATATCGCATTTTTAGAGACGACTTATAAAGGACCATTTGATTGGAGTTATAATCCGGCAAGAACATCTCCAGTTGGTGCAGTTGGACCAATGCAGATTATGCCAGCAACCGCAAATTATGTCTGTAAAAAAAAGGTGTCAGTTAATAAATTAAAAAACGATATCGAATTTAACATTGAAACAAGTGTTAAATTATTACAGAAGTTATATAAAAAATATGGTGATTGGGAAGTGGTTTGTGGTTGTTATAATACAGGTAAACCAATAATTAACGAATACGCTCGTTTTTGTAAAAAAAATAAAGACTACCAAAAGAATTGGAGATACATTAATCGTTAATCGTACATTTTCTTTTCGACCTTTGGATGTTTCTTTTCAAATTGTTTCATAACTTGTCCTGATATTGCGTTGGCTTCATCCTCATTTTGACCACCAATATCGGGACCATGTTTTCTAATTAAAACATTCCTTTGATATTCATGAACCCATTCATGTGTCAATGTTCTTAAAATATCACGATTAATTCTACCTTTGGTTAGAATATGTAATTCACCATCTTCAGTTCTTGAACCTGTAGTCATATCACCGATTCGATTACCCATAAAAATAATTTTCACATCTTTTTTTAAAGGATATTCTTTTTGAAGAAAACTTATAAAATCATTGTATAATGGATATTCATCCTTTTTAATACCTGAATCTCTATGTACAATAGTAACCGTCATATCAATATAAATATATGACTTAAGATAAATGTATTAATACTATAAAACTTAGATTATTTTTCTTTAATACACTTATAACACATCCCATTATTATGTGAATGTTCTTCAATACGTAGTATTATACCGCACTCAACACAGTTGAATGTTTCTATGACTTCGTCATTATTTAATTTTGTTTCATACATTACAGAAGGTTTTTTAACCATAAATTCTTCTTTAATCTTTAATAATCGATTTATTAATTCTTCGGGAGTTTTTTCCATATATTAATATCCGTAAGTATATTCTGTGTAAATGTATATCCCACCATGTAATTCACAGATTCCATGACCTGTATAAGTTTTAAACAGATAAATTTCAGCATTTTCATATGACATGTGTGACACTCTATCAACTTTTGGTCCTTGAATATTCATAATTTCTTTCCAACCCCAAAAACTTTTACGTTCAATCACCCATTCAATTGCTCGGTCAGAACTTCCTGAATTATGAATCAATTTTACTATTCTATATTTTGTCATATCTTTTTCCAATTTAATGCTAACGATACAACCATAAGTAATATCGCCCATATTATAAACACTAATTTAAATAGATTATTTTTAACCCACTTTTTAATCTTCTTCCTCCTCATCCTTATATTTTCTATATAGAATTGAATAAATACTTAATATTAACGCCACGACGCTACCTCCAATTAGTATGAGATAAGACATTAATGGGTATGTTATGGCGACTAATATTATAACTGCGAATATTACCATAAATATGGTTGTCATTAAAATTGCTTTAGTTTTTGGTTTCATAATTTAATCTTTATATTTGTAATTGTCAAATTTTTTATTTTTACTTTTAACTCTCCACCTTATAGTTACCATAGGAATATTTAGAACTTTTGACGCCTCTCCTGCCGACCTGAACTCAACACCATCAATTATTATTGGTATGTTTTTTTTTCCATTATAAACACCCATCATTCTATCTGACGATTTTTTCTTATATGTTTCAGTATGTTTTTTACCAAAGAATGGATTATTATTTTCACTTCGGGGTCTACACTTATTACAATGAGTGTGTCCGTAACCTATTCTTTTACCACATTCACAATAGACGTAAGTTAAACCCCCTTTCCAATTTGGGTTCAGTTCTTTTTTATAACTTCTTCTATTATCTAATGACTTTTTAACGATTTCTTTAGGTATTTTTTTACCCTTCCAAAATCCGTCTTTACCATACATCCCATTTTTCTCACCAAACACATTTTCACTTCTTATTTTTCTTTCATCATCATTTATATTGTCCCAATACTTTTTTGTTGAGAGTCTTTGGTTTTCAACCCAACTCTCATCATACTTAATAAATTCAGATAGGTCTCCACCAGTGCCACCTTCTGTTAAATTATAACCGTTCTCAATTGTTTTGAGTTTATCAATCCAAAAAATTTCTTTTTCATTCAACTCGTCTTTATTAGAACACTCCTCTAAAATAGTTTTAGAGAAATTTTCTAATCCGTATTTTTTTATTGCTAACTTAATCAACTTTCCACTCCCAAAATATTTCTCAAATGATAATCCACTATATTGCCCGATATAAGATTTACCGTTTATATTGTTTTTGATTTCATACACTAAAAACTTCTTCATATTGATTTACTTTAAGGTTTATCCTTTAATATAAGTATCGGAAATTTTGAAAAAATTAATTAGAAAGTGGTAATTTAATTGTCGGATGTGATTGATAACCTTCAAGTTTAATATCATCCAAAGTATATTCTGAAATATCATTAACAACTCTATCGCTTAATTTTACAATAGGTAATTCGTATGGTTCTCTTGTTAGTTGTTCTTTAATCGGTTCAATGTGATTAAGATATAAATGAACGTCTCCACCATTATAAATCAATTCGTCAGGAACCATATTAACTTGTTTAGCAATCATCATCAATAATAATCCATATGATGATAAATTGAAACTCAGCCCAAGTCCAACATCTGTACTTCTCATATTAAACATTAAAGAGATTGCTCTAGTTGGTCTATTTTGTTCATCAAAAAGTTTTTTGTATTTATCTAATTCTTCTTGTCTAGCAATAGGACCACTAAAGACCCCTCTATAAGCATAATCTTCTCCCATAGATTTGTTTCTTTCTTCTAAACTCAACTCTCTCGTATAAACTTGAAATCCGTAATGACAAGGTGGGAGAACCATTTGGTCTAATTCACCTACATTCCAAGCATTAACCATTAATCGTCTTGAGTCTGGATTTGTTTTAAGGTCGTTGATTAGGTTTTGGATTTGGTCTATAGGTTCGTGTAAGGTATATCCAGTATTGTCTCCACTGTAATCTACTATCATATTATCAAAATTTACTTTATTCCATCTTCTCCATTGCTTACCATAGATTGGGCCTAGATTCCCAAATCTATTACAAAATTCTTTATCATTCTTTATCTTATCGATAAATTCTTCTTGTGTGAATCTTTCTGGCTCGCCACTGAAAGAATGAGATTTGACTATTTTATCACATTCTCTTAAATAGGCTTGATAGCAGTCACCATCCCAAATATGACAACCATTATCAACTAAATACTTAATATTAGTATCTCCTTTTAAAAACCATAACAATTCAGTTACAATAGTTTTAAATGGCATCTTCTTAGTTGTAAGTAAAGGAAATCCTTCTGACATTTTGTGTCTGATTTGTCTTCCGAATACACTAATTGTTCCAGTTCCCGTTCTGTCAGACTTTATTACTCCATTATCTAAGATGTCTTGAAGTAGGTCTGTATATCGTTTATCTAGATTGTTCATATTTTTTATCCCTTAATTGTTTATATCTTTCTTCGTCACCTTTGTTATCATAATTCCAAGTTAAAACATATTCTAAAGTGATTAATTCTCGATATTCCTCATTGGTTAAATTACCTCTAAGTTCTTCAACTACTTTATCATATACCCTATTAAACGATTCTTCCATCAATAGACTAAATATAATTATTTATTATGGTAACATCAATAATAATGGGTTTTTTTATATTGGGAGATATTTATTAAAAAAAAGTTTATATGAAATATATTATTACAGAAAAGCAATTCAAGAAAATATCTGATTTGGTTTTAAAAGAACAAACTACCACACCATCTACTATAAAACCTAACTCAGGAGTGACTATCAATGGAATATCATATAAATTACCTAAAATAAACACACAACAAGAATTAGATAAATTTACTGCACCAGTTCAAGACCAACTTGTTAGTATTATTGATAGTGGACGAATGAAAGGTTATACAGGAATGGGTCCTTTTACTAAAACTCGTAATGGAATTTCTTTCGGACAAAAAATAATTCTAAGTATTCCGGAATTTTTAAGGGTTAATGCTATGTTGGGAATCTCAAAACCATTAGATTTAGTGACTTTACAATCACAGATTAACTCTATGTCGTCACAAAGCCCCGTATTGGCAAATTTATTCCTAAATTCTAAACAAGTATTAGATACAATATTAACACCAAATAGTGATTATGCCGTGGCATCTAAACCTATTTTTAATTATTACAAAAATCTTTTAAATAAAAGATTATTATAACAAAAAAGGAGGTCTAAACCTCCTTTTTTTATTTTACAACAACTTTAACATTTCTATCAAAATCTCCTTTTGAAAGAGTGTCCGTCACATTATCACCAGATTGTGATATTGCCGAATAAGTCCCATCTTCATTTTCACATATTAATAATTTTTCATTTGTTATACGGCCATCAAGGTGTATTTCAACAAAGTAACCGGTTTTGGTTTTTTCGTATTTCAGTAATTTAAAAGTATTAAAATTGTTTTTATTATGTGTGTCAACATAAGATACAGTTTTTTTAATTAAGTCAATTACGATAATATACTCCCACTTTAAAAGTCGAGTATATGTCACCAAGTCATGTTCTGTTGCGGCTCTAAAATTTAAAGATTTAGACCAAGTCATTTCTTGTACAGTATCGACAGTCACTGTGATACTTTTAATTGGTTTTTGTGTAAAACCTGTAGTTGTTAAAACTACCAATACTAAAGATAAAATTAATTTTTTCATATTGTAAAGATATAAATTTAATTTAATACTACAAAACTTTTTTTAACTAAATGTAAAAATTTATTTGTTTTTATTTTTCTTTGACACTAAAAAATACCAAAGTAACGGAACAATACAAAATATAATAATCATATTAATTTTATTTTAAAAATTGAAGTAACTTCCACATACTTGGTTTGGCATCTCGATGTTCTTTTGTATAATACCAAGTTGTCCCCTTTGAGTCAATTAAACCCACCTCACCGTCTATCCACCCACAAAACTGTATAATGGTCATTATTTCGACAAGGTCTTCCCATTGGTCATATATTACAATATCATTACCGTCACGCTTCGCCCAAAGGACATCACCTTCATGATTAATTAATGAAAATTTATTTTTGTTCATTAGTAAGTTTAGTTAAATTGTTAATTTTTTTATAATTGTAAACTATTTTTAAAAATCCCATTACTTCAGGAATGTTAACCAATTCAACATTGTTTAGAAACTCATATCCGACAGTTTCTCTAATTATTTCATGTTCGTCGATTAAGTCTAATGGTTTCATATTGAATTTATTTCGCAATTAAAGTTATTAATCCCGTTACCGTTAAACTTACTCCCACTGTAAACATTATACTTCTAGGATATTGTTGAAAAAATGGTGGGATATATTGTTTAACTATAATTGAATTATTTCCGTAAGAAACCGTTTGGTTAGTAGTATAATTATAGTTACCTTCCAACACTGCCGCGGTTGTAAATCCGAGCCCACCTATTGTTATAACTAATCCTTTATTTTCGTATTTATCTGACATATACTGTGAGAATCCTGTTAAGGATAAAAACAAGAACGAGATTAAAATTATTTTTTTCATGTTTTAAATTATTTTTTATTCAGTTTGTTATACCATCCAATAAACTCTACAATCGCATTATATACCGCCTCTATTTTAGTGTCACATTTTTTATTAAATGTTTCAGCATTTATTGTGTGTACAGGGTCTAATTGTAGATTCATATAAATCCAACATTGATTTCTTTCTATTTCAACACAAATGTTCTGATTATTATACTCAGTTTCTCCATCTATACCTTCCCAACTATAACCTGTTTCAGATAAATCCAACGACTCAATTTTATCAACTACCCCCATTAACCAGTCCCATGATTTATGGTATTCTAATTCATCTTCTTTATATGGAGTTTTATGACCACCGTTAATACCTGTATACCAATATACCGAAACAAACCCTTTATCGTCATGAAAATCAACATTTCCTGATTTACCCATGAACTCGGCAATTAGTTTATTCTTGCCCATCTTTATAATTTTTTCATCCATAAATAATACTCGGTTGTACTTGAAGACCCCATTGAGATATCCACAAATCGATTACCCATAACAATACCCGAAATAACGTTATAGTCGTTCATATTACCACTTAAATTACCAAAAGGGGTGTAATTCATCGTTAAGTTATAAACCGACCCTGTAGGGTAGAAACTATACGTCGACGAATAAGAATTATATTTATATGTTGTTTTAGTATTAAAGGTTAAAGTATCATTCAATGGTAAAATTGGTCCTAATGTTCCAACTCTATATTGAGTGATAACCCATTTCTGACCCATAAGAGACTGAACGGTTGTTGTTGTGGTTGTAATCGTAGAGGTAGGAACTACGATTGTTTGGTTGTTATTATTAGTCGGAGTTAATTCTTCTTTACGACAAGAAAATAACGTTACACTTAAACTTAGGATTAAAATAATTTTTTTCATGATGATAGTTTTAATTATAAATAAGAATCTTTACACAAAAATAAGTAAAATAAACTAAATAACCAAAAATAATTACATTTTTGATATATTAAATTCAAATCCAGTTAGATTTGATAAGTATTCGGTTAGATAAAAATCCTCAAAAACATCACTATTAATACTACTTAAAACAATAAAAATCGCAGGACTATCCTTAACCCATTCATTTTTTTCGTTTAACTGTTGTCTATCTAACACGGTATATGAAAGAATTTCTATTTTGGAATCGGGAAATAAAGTAAAGAATATTTTCTCAACAAATTCTTGTTTCATAATAAAGTATAATCATTTAAAATAAATTAAAAAAGATGTTGGAGAATTAAAAATTTATTATATCTTTGTATTCAAGTAGAGTATTAAACAATAACATATTTATAAAAAAAAGAAAAATGGGAAAAGAAAAACAAAAAGGTCGTTACATCTGTAAAGTTGGTTTTTATGATGTTTATGCAAAAGATTCAATGAGAAAATCTACAAAAAAAGGTGGGAAAATGGAAGTTAATTCAACCGAATATTGTTTATATCACTCAAAGAAATTAATTGAGAAAGCTATGAAAACAAAAGATTTGGCGGTATTAAAAGCTAAAGACTTGTTAGGTATTAAGTTTCGAGAAATTTATAGTCTATAAATAAAAAACCCCTTAATTAAGGGGTTTTTTTATAATTCTTTTTTACAAAAAGGTTTATCCTTTAAATTAAAAATAACATAATTATCTTCGGTTGACCCACTTGTTAACCCTCCAGGTATTTTTCCTGAATTAAAACCTGAACAATCTCTCAATTTATCTAAATCAGAAACTGACATTTTTTTTACCGTAGTGGTAGTTGTGGTTGTTGCTGCGGATGTTGGAGGTGTAATTGGAGTAGTTGTTACTTGCTCCTTAAGGTATCTTTGTTCCAATATAACATTGGATTGTCGTATTTGTTTAGTTTTTCTATTTACCATATTAAAAATCTTTAATGATAAATATTATGGGGTTTGTCTTTTATGTACATAAAATATTGTATCACCAATATTATAACTGTTAGGGTTACGTGTTTGTAAGACATCACCACAATCAGTAGTGTAGATATAACACGGACCAGGTTCAATCGTGGACATTTCCTCACGTAAATAAAGATTAGTAATTACACATTTCTTTATTGTGTCACCGGGTTCTATTTTGGGATTAGGTCCACAACCAACAATTAAAAGTAACGAAGATAATAAAATTATAGTTTTCATATTTTTTATTGTAAAATTAGTTGATTTTGGTTTATAAGTCAAATATTTTGTATTTATAACATATGAAGAAGTCAAATAACAATATATTAAAAGAGGCACTTGGAGTTCCTGAAGGTATTTTAGAATCGGCAGAGAAATTATATAGACTATGTTTCAATAGAATTATTAAAATAACCGACCCTATTCTTGAAGATTCCGATGAGGAAGAATATAGGTTTACCGTTAAATCCAATTTTAAAGTCTCTGACTATATATTAACCAAAATTAATTTACAGATTGAGTTTGTTAAAGAGGAATCCGTAGATTCTGTAGAACTTTACTCAATGGGGTTTGGTCATAAATCATCGTTTAATGATGAGTCATTAAAACTAATTACATTTATACACCCAAACGAAATTTTAGTTTCAATTAGATTCGCAATCAACGAAAATACAAATATCTCTAAGGTTATCAAATATTTTCAACAGTCTCAAGGTATTATTACCTCGTCTTTTGCTCACGAATTAAAACACGCGTACGACCATTATAAAAAACCTGCACAATCTTTACACCAAACATCTTTATATCACGGAATACAAAAAACAGGATTCCGAATAAAACCAATTAATGAGTTTCTACATTATCTTTATTATACCCACGCAGTTGAGAATTTAGTTAGACCTACTGAATTTGCGTCATTAATGAAAACACATGATATCGATAAGAAGGCGTTCTACGATTTTTTAACAAATAGTAAAATGTATACTATGATGAAAGATATTAATAATTTCACTTATGAAGGGTTGAGGTCAGATTTAAAAAATTATATTCCTGAAATAGATAGAGTTCTAAATAACGTTACTGACAAAACGTTTGATAGTGATGAAGAAAAGATTGATGAGATTTTAAGATTGGTTTATATTAATCTTGTTAACAATACTCTCGACATGGCCAAATCATTAATGACAAATAATTTCTTTGAGGATATGATGGGATTTAGAGGAGAAAAAGATGTATTATTCAAAAAAATAGTTAAATCTGTTATAAAATTTGAAAGTAATATAAAAAACTTCTATCTTTATGAAGAACAGAAATTTAAATACATTTCAGGAATCATGATGAAAAAACTTTCCAAACTTTATTCGATGGCTAAAGATGAGAAATCTTCAATACAAAATTGGGATTTACACCACAAAATCAATCGAACTAACGAGAATATTAAAGCGGATTATAAATTTAAGAGAAAATAGAAATAAATCTACTTTCACTTATCGTATATGTTTTCCCCACAATACCTTCAATATGGTATTTGTTTTTAGGTTTAAGTTTCATTTTCATTAACGTTACCACCGTTTTTAACTTTTTAAATTCAGTCGTATTTTCAGATAATTCGTATTTTTTTAAAAAATTAACCATCTTAGAGCTACATTGTTTCAACTCATCTAAAGTAGATGAATTTAAAATTTCTCTAACAAGAAAAACAAAATCGTGATGTTTATTCATACATATAAATATGAGAATACTTATATTTATATCATATGGAACCATATAAATTACTTTTATTAGCGAAAAAATTACATCCAAGAATGAGGACTAAAAAACCCTCAACTCTCTGTAAATTATTTTTAACTGACATTCATTATCAACCAATTAATAGTGTATTAAATGCTAAAGAAATCCTTGTATTATCGTTATTAATTAATGGTCTAAATAGAAATGAGAATATTACCGAGTTATATGAACAAATTCTTGGAAATATGTTTATTTTTTCAACTGTTGAAGTTGAAGACGAAAATCCTGAAGAAGGGTGTACGTATTGTGCCGGTGATGGACAAATAACGTGCAGAGAATGTAAAGGTAGTGGTAATGTCGATTGTGAAGAATGTGATGGTGAAGGACAAATCTACGATAGCGATGAAGATGGTGGAGGAACATGTCAAGTATGTGATGGTGATGGTGAAATGACTTGTGATGAATGCGAGGGAATGGGTTCTGAAGAATGCTTTAATTGTCAGGGAGGAGGAAGTGTCATTATGGATGGTTATATGACCGTTACACAAGATTTTTATGTGAGTTATGACTCTAAGATATATTCTTTATTAGAAACTAAACATGAAGGAGACGAAATGAAACCCGAACTTGACCATATTATATCAAAATCATCAAGAACATTCGTATTTAACTCCTACAATGGAGAAACGAATAGAATGTCTAAGGAGTCCTCAAACGGAGATAGAATTTTTGTTGGTCTTGAAAAAGGAGATATTCAATTTATTAAAACTTATAGTTCAATTATTGGTAACTCCGATATTGAGGAGTATATAGTAAAATAGTTACTATTTCTTTTGAATAAATTCATCAACGGTAAGGACGGCTACGTGTTTATCATCACCTAAAACACCCTTATGAATGAAAAAAACTTGGAACTCTTCAGGTAACCCATTGTATAAATTTTCCATTAACGATTTTACCTTCATACCTTCATTATACCCTTTTTGAAGATGGTCATCTTGAGTAGTTACCGACTCATCAAAACCAATATAAGAGAATAATGATGCTCCTCTATCAACCATTTCAGGATACTTAATATAAAAATCTCTTAATGGTTCATTATAAAATTCGGATATTAGTTTCCAATCCACATATAAGTTAATGTAAAGATGATAATGATACTTTTTCCAAGTTTCTGTAAATTCCCACCCAAGTATAAATGGGTATTTTTTTGAAACAGATTTAACTACAAGGTCAATCCCTCGTATTTGTTTATCGGTCAAATCATTATTTCTATCCATTTCCATATCCATTATAAATATAAGGAATTATAAATAAAAAACCCCTAAAAAAAGGGGTTTTAATTAGTTTAACATTGCACGAATTGTATTCATGATATGAATTTGTTTCGTTTGAAGTTCTTTAATTCTTTTCTCTTGACTAGGATTCATTTCAATACTTTCACCTTTAATCTCAGAAACTTGGTTTCCAAGACGAGTATGTTCGTTTAATAATTTTCCGTACTGGTCTGCTTTCTGTTGGTCGTTCATATTTTAAATATAATATAGTTTAGTTAATGTTAAATACAAACACTTATAATTTATGGTAACATAGAATAATAGTCATTCTCAAATTTAGGGGTTAAAATTACTTCACCAGAAGATTTCATACCTAATCTATCTGCCCACTCGTATAATTCTTTACTTGGTTTATTACCCATTCCAGATATATGATAAGTCGACATACCCCATCTATAAATCATAGTTGATTTTCTATCCGCATCAAATATTTTGGCTTTATTATTGAAGGTGATGTCATAATCTTCCCCCCAACTTTTATCGGGAAATGTTATTCTATTAATATATGATTTAGTGTAGACATTCCCATTATTAACCATACCGGATATTTTGACATAACGATTATTCTCAAAATAATAATGTTTATTGGTTCGGTATATATCGTATCCTGGATGAGTTTTAATGTCCTCCTCAGTTAGTTTAATAGCGTTAGGTGCAAGTAAGTCATCATCATCCAATCTATACACATAATCAAACTTACACTGACTAAAACCCCATTTTAACTTTTCAGATATTGATGAGAATCTTTCGGAACAATTATAAATTTTAATTTGTGGGTGTTCAAAAACATATTCAACCTCAGGATGGTCATTTATAATGACCATTTCGGAAGTCGAGTTGTTCTGTAATAAAAAAGAGTAAATCGCTTCCTCTAGTAGAGTTTGTCTTTTATAGGTAAGAGTTAATACTGATATCATATTTAAAAACTTCTATGTTCAGATATTACATCTTTAAGATAATTTGGTAATAATCTAAATTCAGATTCGTGATTTTTATTCATAGCATAAATCTCAATATTATTTGATAATTGGGGTAAAAAATTATAAAAGTGATTATACAAATCACCATACCGACTAAACTCTGAAGTAATCTCATTTTCAATTAAAAAACTATATATAGGAGAAAAAGTCGATGGGTCGTAAATCATAACGTATTTATTGTTAATATATATTTTACACAAATTCCCTTCGTAAATAACATTACCGACAAGTGGTTTACACATAGTGTTGAAGAATTCCTCAATTAATCGTTTATTTTTATCGTTAAACATTAATAGAATTATAGTTAACAAAATTATATATGGAAATCCTTCCTAATAATTATCTTACTTTGTAATAGTATTACTTGGCCATTCATCAGTATATCTAACATCAAATGTCATGGGAGTTTTAATTAAGAACGGACCATTAATACCTAAATCGGATAAGTTATACGTTCTTGTCTCATGTCTAGCGTTTCCATTATCAAAAGTAATTCCTGTATCTCCTTTGTAAGTACATGCCGCATGTATTGAAATTGTGTCGAAATTATATGTAACATCTAAAGTTGGGGAATCACTACATGTGTACATGTTATGCCAAATCTCAACAGTCCCACACCCTCCATTGAATGACATAGTAACGGTGTCCTCATTATATGAACTACTTGAATTTTCATTATACGTGTCAACAGTGTTTGAATACGATGCAGTTGTTTGTAAAGACGCCGCACCATAACTAACACTACCAGTAATTTCAATACTTTTATTAGTTGATGTACTAACTTGAGAAACCGAACTTGATTGAGATATTTTATGGTATGTTCTCGTATAAGAAGCTCCTACCTCACTACAATCCAATGTTTGGTCGTGTATTTTAGTAACTTTTAAATGATTATTTATATAATCTTGAGCAACCGAACTTAAATTGTTCGATGTCATATTCATAGAGGAATTTTCATCTTTTGAGGTGCGAACTTTAGATTTAACAGTCCCTTTTTTACATTCTGATTCACACATTGAGTTAATACTTTGTTTTGCAATTGCTTTATTGTAAACAAAGTCTTGAAACTCTTTCATAGTTTGATAGGTATTCATAATTTTATATTATTTATCTTTTAATTCATTTAATGATTCCTCAACATATTTGTCTCTCTGTTCTTGAAGATATTTTATTCTATCTAACATAGAGTCCCTATCCTCTTTAATAGTTGTATTAAGAAAAACCTCTTTTCCTTCATATTGTTTTTGCCAATAAGCAACTCTTTCTTCCATTAAAATATGTTGGTAATAAATTACACCAATCATTAGAAGAATAACAAACGATTGTTCTTTAAGTTTTGATAAAAATGTATCGGCAAATCCTGATATAGGTGTCGTATTTTCAGTTTTCATATCACTTCTTTTTAATTAAATATTCTTCTAATTTTTTTGTTGGAGCAATATTTGGGAATTCGTAAACTATTTTTTTTTTTGATTTATAAAATAGAATTGTTTTTTTAAAAGACAAAGGGATTGATGCCCCACCATTTGTTTTTATTGGTTTAGGACCAAACTTAACATCTATTTTAATTATTAATGAATCCATCTTAGACCATTCTCGCTCCATACCCTCAAGCTCTTTCCATACACCTCTATTTAATTTGTAATGTTGTAAAGAACAATTTAAATATGAGAAAGTAAGATACATTGAGCCCTTATCTTTACAGAAATCCGCAGCAGGTGCCATATGTCCTTTATCGTATTCATTATTTGAGTAATCTTCATTAGTACTGGTTATCACACCTTTTTCAGTGTAAAAATCAAGACCTGTTCGTGTAGCGGTACAAGGTCTATCGGTAAACCCATATTCCAACCAAATAGGTTGTTTTAATTTTTGGGAATATTTGACAGTATAGATATCCCGTTTAATAATGGTATCATTTTGAGAATAAACAAACAGGGGGATGATTAAAAATAATATTAGGGGTTTCATGATTATAAAATATTGGCTGAGTACACTTCGTTAACAATTACGTCAGGGAATTGTGATTTAAAATAATCATATATGAGGTATTTTCCGTGTCTAAACCACATATAATGAGGTAAATATTCCGTAAAATAAGTAGTAAGACTATTGTCGTAATACAATTCTTGAGATTTTGAAACGTAGTTTAATAAAATCTTTTCCTTCTCACCATAAGCAAATAATGAAATATTACCCTTACTGTCTTTATAATATGTTTCAATCATTTTATCAATGATAGGTAACATCTTATCTCTAAATTTAGGGTACTCATTGGAATATTCTTTATCTCTCCAATTTCGTTCAATCTCATTTAATGGTTCTTCAGGAGAACTTTTATCAAAATTATTCATAATTAAGATATCGATAAACCAAAATTTATGTTCATTTATATCTGACATTTTAAAAAAGGTTTTAATACTCTCACGCAATTTAGTTAGGTAAGAATCCTTTAATTTATAAACACCATGATTTTCTGGGAAATAGTTCCAATCAACATAAATACCAACAGTAACTTCGTTATATTCGCTGACGGTTATTTTCACATCTTCAAATAAACCCTTACCCTTAGATTTTACGTAGTTTTCTAAAATATCTATTTGTTTATCAGTCATAGTGATAAATATATAAGAAATACGTTATTTTAACGCATCTTTGTTTAACATTGCGTCACTAAAAGAGTCCGTAGACACAAATTCATTGGTAAGGTGGTCAATAACTTGTCTCATCAATTCATGTTCAGTAATGGAACCCCCTTGACTTGAGGCACGAATTATTGTACCAAGACCACCAACAAGAATACTAGCACATTCCTGAATAGATATTTTTCTTTCATCGGGAAGAAGTTTGAGTTCATAAAAAGACCTTCCATTTTTTACTTCGTGAGAAATTACAACATGGACCTTTTCTAAATCTTGAGTTGATTTCTTTGACATATTTTATTCAAAAAATAAAGAAATTATTTTAATTAGTCAAAAAATATTTACGGATAAACTTTCATTCCAAAGTCATAACCAAACCCCATAAGTGTTTTTAACTCATATAAACGAGACATTACTTGTTCTCTGTAGGACGGACCATTTTTATCATCGCCCCACCATTTTTGTCTAATCTCACGAGGTAAGGAGTCTTCAACATTAATAGTTATTTCGGCTCCATTTTCAGTCATTGGTTCTATGAACATAATTTTTAAACCAGGATAAATGTCAGAAAAATCGTAGTATGGTTTACCTGTTCGTTTATTGGTAGTATTTAATACTTTGGCAAATATTTTAAAATCGTCAGTTAAATTTTTCTTATTAAAATTATATGTCTTAACATTTTCAGACAACAAATTATATTGTGAGTTTGTGATTATATAGTCCATATTATAAATCTCTTCTTTTTCTTCTGTCAACAATGTCAACAATATCAAGATAGAAATCTTCTAACTCTCTTTCACCTGATTCAATTTGTTTAGTAATCTCTTCTTTACGATATAACGTATTTTTAAAAATAAAATCAATCATTTCATCTTTAGTAATACTTTCAGGTAATGAAGATTCTTTACCACACGGAGCGTTATTATTACTAACATCAATATCATTAATACCAAGTTCAGGTACACCCATTTTCTTACCAAATTCTGTGGAATATTTTGCTTCATACCAATCAGAAATAATATGTAAAACATATGATTTTCTAACATTAAAGAAGGACATAATATCCGTAACCAATTCCTCACTAATGGATAAGAATCCATTAAAAAATTCACCATCTTCAAAGTAATAATAAGCACCCATTACTTCCACACCATTTTTACACCAATCTTGTCTAAGATTCCCATAATTACGTGATTTTGGAGGTGAGATATAAGTCATCCCCTTCATGTAATTATCTAAATACTTAATGATTAATGATTCAACATTAGGGGAACCCTTAACGACTCTTTGATATTGTGATTCAGTTACTAATATTTTCATCTTATGCGGTAAATTCTACTATAACATCAAATTTATTTGTGAACCAATCTGAAATGAATTCATCGGCATCGGAAGTATTAGAACCAAATAACGATATAAAAGTTTCCCTAATATCAGAGTTAATAAATAATCTTCCATCACTATAATCAAACTCAAAAAAAGGTTCATATAGTTCAAAATCACCTTTACCAGTGTTATGTATCAAAAGATAAGTATCAAGTCGTGAAACATTATCATCGATATAACCATCAAGAAAATTGGTTTTTAACTCGGATATTCTATTTTCAGTGATAATATAGTTCATATTATATAAATACCCAGTAATCGAATATAATTAAGACCATATCTTAAAAAACTCCTCACGAGAATGGGGGTCTATTTCCGGTGGGATATTAAGGTCAACAACACTAATGGTTACATTATCGTTATCGGGAAAGGACATCTTAAATAAACTACCAATAAGTTCCTCATATTTCGTTATAATAATCATATGAGGGGTATTATAATCGTTAAAATTTCGATTAAGTATAACCCCTAAATTTACTATGAATTTATATTGATTTTTAAATGTTATAGAGTTAACAACAGGAAATTCCTCATGGTTAATAACATGTATCTCGTGGATTTCAGGATTAGTTTTTTTCAAGACTTTTAATAACTGTTGAGGAAATTTCATATTACTTAATCTTTAAACTCTCCATTAAAATATTCCTCAGCAGTTGGATATTTTACCGACTTACCTTGAGATATTCTTAACCCTGTAATAATTCCGTAATCAAAAGCGTCCTTCATTATTTTTTCTTCTAACTTAGTTATCTCTTCAGACATTGCTTGTAACTCTGGTGATAATACAAAGTCTTGGGTTTTAACTATTTGAACCCATTGTTTCATTGGTGTTTCCATCTTATTATTTTTATCAAATAAATACATAATTAAGATTTTATATACGGTTTTTTTGCGGAATATTTATTTTGTTTTATAGTCATCTTTCTCATACCATGACCAATGACATGTAACATAGGGTTACATGAAATAAAAATGAATGAGGTAAGTGTAAATAAAATAATTTTTTTCATTTAATTAATAGTCAACCTTACGTATTTTACCACACATTTCACATATTAAAACCTCAGTAGTTGTTGAAACACGCTCAACTCTATCCCAAGTTCCTTCAACTTTTTGACTCCAAATATAATCCTTTTTTGCATGTGTTTTCCACTTATGTTTACAAAATATTTTCGTTAATAATCCCATGTTTTTATTTATTTTTATAATTAAAAGTGTATTAGTCTAAAGAATTTCATAAAGAAGTCTGTTTCCTTATCTGTGTATGTTCCAAATTTACCGAAAGATATTGTTTTAAACTTACTATATCTCAATTTACTAAATCCATGCTCCGTAACTTCGTATTCAGCATAATTATCTACGTCGCAAGTTATTTGTCTAAATTCAACTCTCTCTCCATCCGCAAAAGTGATAAAAACATTTGCGCTAGAGCCGTTTACAGAATTAGGAAAGTACACATATAATATTGGACTTATTACTTCTGGGTTTATACTGTCAGCACTAATACTAATAAATATTTCTTCTTTTTTAGGTAAACTATAGTTAAAAAATAAAGAGTAACTAGGGAATAATTTAGACACTTTTCCGTAATCTTTATTATCAGAATCAATTCTGTCAATACCCATTGTTTGTCCAAAAACACAAGTACTCATTAAGAACAATACACTTAAAATAACAACGATGTTGTTAGTCTTTTTATATTTAATAATTTCCATAACTTTTATTCTTTAATTTATTATTTAGTTGTGTGTTCATTAATAACCTTGTTGTTCATCGATATAACGAATTGTGTAGTATTCTAAATCAACTCTAACCATGTTGTAAGTATGATTTATAAACCCTTCATCATAATATTGTTGTCTCCAATGATGAATATAACATTCTTTACCTGTATCTATTTGAATCGCTCTATATAACCAATGCAGTTCCCACTTTACCATATTTTGATATGATAAAACTTTATAATAAGTAATATCAGAACCTGTCGTATCACTTGTATTTACAATAGCAATTATCATTGTATCGTTTTGTCTACCAAAATATAGACCATAACAACCCCAATACAAAGGGTGTGGTTCAAACCTACTACTATCGTTATTCCAAACCTCTGCTTTACACATCGATTCCATTAAACGAAGGGGCATATCTTGTGAGTATACAAGTGTGCTAAATAACAATAGTATTAGTAATCCTCTCATTAGTCTACAATAATTTTTTCACGTCTAACTTCAGTTCCATTTGTTATTTCGATAAAGTAAACCGCCGGTATCAACCAACTAATATCCACTTCCACTTTATAACGACCATATAATTGTGTCTCATTATTTATAACTGTTTCAACTAAATTTCCTTTAACATCATATACCTTAATACTAACACTATGTTTAGATGGAACCGTATAAATAACGTTCACGATGTTTTTAGAGGGGTTAGGATAGACTTTCTCAACATTTAGGACTTCTTTATCAATCTCCATTCCTACAGTCAAGTAAACCCACTGTAAATCATCAATCATCACTATTGTATTTGGGTGTGGCCAATTATAACCCCATGCCGTAACGTTACCGCTTGGATAAATACTAATCCACGCTGAATCACAGTAAGCCATTGGTGCGGTATATGTAATTGGAATACTGAATTGAGTATAGACAGATGTTGATGAAGTTAATGCAGATGTAAATTTACTGTTTTTACCTCGTGTCGCATAGCTTCCTTGTTTCCAAATCTCAATATCAAATAATATAGAGTCTCCTAACTGAGGATAAAATTTAAACCATCCTGTTAATGCTATTGGTTTAGCGATTGAGTAGTTAGGAAAGTCTTTAACTATCGCTGCTGATGCCGGCGGTATATGACCATAAAGTACCGCAGCATGATTTCCTGTTTTAGCAACCGCAGTATCTTTAATTGTGTAATAACTATAGACAGGACCAGTATTCCATTGAGCAGGAATACTACCTGATAAAGTTTCAAACCCTGGATTAGGTATTTGTGATTTAATAATCATCGATACAAATAATAGTATCGGAAGGAGTAAATTTTTTAATTTCATATTTGTTTTGTTTTAGATAGAACAAATATAGAACAATTTTTTAAATAAAAAAACCCCCAACTAATTAAAGATGGGGGTTATAATATAATTATTAATCTTATTTCTTTCTTTTATAAACAGGAAACTTTCCTCCGTGTACTTGAGAGTATCCTTTAAACCATCTTTTTCCGTCTTCAGTATTAGGAAAAGTTTTTTGACGTTCTCCATATGGGTATTTTTCATGAAAAGTATCGAAATCGTCTTCACCCCATTCCTCAGTATCCATATCCATATCATTGTCAATATCCGATACATTATCATCTTTATCATAATAATATGATTGGTTTGGTTTTGCTTTATAGAAGAAATCATCGTCATAATTTTCTTCTTCTTGTTCTTTAACCAATGGTTTTGAATTACCATGTTTAGCATTCATTAACTTACGGAAATTTTCAGTCATAACTTTCATTCCGCCAGCATGTTGTTCAAGAATATTATTTTTTTCTTCTTGTGTTAAATTATTTAATAAATGTTTCATATTTTTGTTTTAATTATAAATATCACTATTTTAATAAAAATAAGATTATCTAATAACATTGTTAATGAATAATTTTACATTCGGAACCCATTCTGAGATTCTATACTGAATCTCGGCTCTAATATTATCAAAATCCTTTCTCAATGTACTAGAGTAAATGTCGATATAAACAACAATTCCTATATGGGGAGCAATTCTATCAATAACAATTTTTTCGATGGAATCAATTTCATCCGACTCGTCCATTTCACCTAACCCCCATTCTAAAGATTCTTCACGCAAACTATCCAACTCACCATTAATTAAGTTTTGAATGTGATTCTGTAATTTATCAATTTGATTTTCCGTTATAATATATTCCATATTAAAAATACATTGAGATTAAGTCATCCATAGATATACCCAATTGTCCAATTCCAAGTTCAGACATTAATTCGTTTTCACGAACAACGACCTTATATTTTTTATCAATAGTAATCCATTCATTGTTTTCACCTCTAGGTTGAGTTAAATACATATTATCATCTGTTTCAATAACATACATTGGACCATATTGATTAAGATATCTGTTTATTGTGCCTTGGTTTATAATTTCGTCAAATTCCATAGGTATCTCCCATTTACCGGTCACTTTACTTATTTTACCCGTTAAGTCAAGACCAAATCTATCACTAATAAATGATTTTAATTTATTTTCTGTGATAATATATTTCATTATAAATTAATATCAATATTATCTCCACCACCTTTTTCTTCATTCATTAAAAAATCAAATACTTGGTCAATAGATTCTTTTGCGGTAGCAATATGGTCTTGAGCCCAGTCATGACCATTATCCAACACTTGATGAATTTCATCTTGGTTACGTTCTAATAATATTCCAGTTTGTCTGTGAATCTGTTGAAGATTACTAAAAAACATGTACCTATCATTTTCTTGCTCGTTTACTAATTTCTTAACTAATCTAGTTAAATCTTTTTCGGTTAATTTTACAATTTTCTTCATATTTTTACATGTTTGGAGCTAAACTATACATTATAACATCATTAATTTTAAAACCGTTTTTATCTTTTAAATTACACATTGGGTTCATTTTAAATAATGCCTCATCTTGCATTGTAAATTCAAGTATTTTACTTAAAGTTTCACCAGATTTAATTTTATGAATCACAATATTATAATCACCTTCTTCTTTAATATCCTTTACCAAATGTTTTTTAGTAAAACAATATTTTGCACCAGGTTCGGTAGGTTTAGGTCCTTGTGATAACATTTTAGTAGCAACTTGAACATAATATTCCTCACTTTGACTTTGTTCTTTAATAACTCTTTTAACTAATCTCATTAAATCAGATTCTGTTAATTTTATAATTTTCTTCATAGTAGTAATTTTAATATAAATACCTTATTTCCAAATTTTAGCACTGTAAATCTTAAATTCGGAAACTTGTGATTCAAGTTTATTAGCATACTCAGGTCTAACACTATTATTTAAGATAACCGTCATTTTTTTGTCTCTAAACCATTGTAAAATATAATCTGATGTAATTTGTCTAACAAGATGCCCATTATAATACAATTTAATGAAATCTTTTGTCCACCAACAAGCAACGTTTAATTTATCTTTAGTATTCTTAACAGGATGATTTCTGGCACCAGAATTTTCTTTTGTTTCTTCCAAATTGAAATGGAAATTAGATTGTAAATGTTGCCCATAAACACCTTTACCATCCGAATATGCCTCGATAATATCTATTTCAGGTGGCCAAGAGTCATCACAACTTAACCAAACTGCCGGCCATAATCCCGAACCTTGAGGAAGTTCAATATCAAACTCATAAAAACCATAACCATAACTTTTATACGATGTGATTAACCCAACAGAATAAGGTATATCGTATACCCTATCACTACCCCATGTTGTTAATTGTTTAGGATTGTAAATTTGGTTTAATACCAAACAACCATCTTTCGTAAAAACAGATGTTTCACCATAATATTGGTGAGGATTACCTGAATGGAATTTACCCCAAGGCTGACCAACTCTCCAAACATCTTTATCAAAGAATTTAAAATTATCTTCAAATATTAACTCCATTTTAGAAGTAATTTCCGAATTAGTGGTCACTTTTTTACTTACCAAACTTTTTAAGTATAAAAAGGTATTAGTTATTTTATCTTTAATCGATTCTTTATTTCTCATAATTGTTATTTATTGATAAATAGAATCAGAATTAACAAATTTTAAAATATCCTTAACTTTTTGTATCCCATGATTATCAGCAAACCAATTTCTAATATAATAAGATGATTCGTTTTCATCAAAACCAAAAAATGCCGATAATATCTCACAAATTTTTTTACAACGAAACATAACAATTTTTTCACCATGAACGGTAAACTCAAAAATACCGAATCCTCCTTTAACCGATTTAATAAGATATGCTCGTTTAGGGTTATAAATATGAGTTAAATGAATACATTTAACATCATGACCAAGAAATTCATTAAGAAAATAATACACTTGTTTATCCATAATTAATCTATATTGTTAAGAATATCCTCAATTTTACCGGGAGTATCACCAAAATGTCCAGCAGTT